CATTAAAAATTCTCCGGGGGTTATATTTTAGGGTGCGTTCTACCCTTTGCATAACATTTACACGAGCTCACAAGGTTGATTACTTCATTTCTTTCTTTTTCTCCTTTCAAAAGGTTTTGGTCAGCTTTGTGAGTTCTTTTAAATGCTATGTAAAACTTTCTATTACCCTCCATGAAACACAACAAGAACTATACAATATTTTATTGAGAGGAGGCAGTAAGGATGAAGAAAGCTAAGGCTGTAACCTCTTCCGAATCTTCGAGAAAGATGAGACCGGCTTTATCTCCAGAAGCCAGAGAGAATCAGCTAGTGTCCTTGGCTGTGGATCTTGCTGAACAGCAGTTGCGAGACGGCACTGCTTCTTCTCAGGTCATCACTCATTATTTAAAGCTTGGATCAACTAAAGAAAGAATTGAAAAAGAAATTCTCGAAAAGCAGAAAGAGTTGATCGAAGCAAAAACACAGTCGTTACAGTCGGCGCGAAGAATTGAAGAGTTATATTCTAATGCTCTTAATGCTATGAGAAACTACAGTGGACAAGGTGGTTCAGATGATTAATAAAGATGTTGCCCGATTACATCTTTATTTGACGGAGGTGACTGAATGAACGACTGGAAAAAAACGGCTAAAAAAATGTATAGACATCATCATTGTATTCTTGAATTGCGTCACCCTTGGGATGGGACAGCCTATGCCCTATCTTATAAACCACAAAAGATGATCGACGGGATGGAAGCAGATAGCAAACCTAATATTCTAGCAATAGGACATTATCACAAACTTGAATATTTGTTCTATAGGAACGTTCATTGTTTTCAGGCAGGATGTTTCCAAACACAAACTCCGTTCACAAGAGGCAAAGGTATAAGTGTACATCTTGGAGGGTGGATTATAACTATCGAGGTTGACAAAAGAGGTTATATTCAGAGGATCGTTCCTGAAATGATTCCTTTCTATAAAGGTATCAACTCGGACTATAAAAATTGGAACCGGAGTTCAAATGATTAGGACTTATTCAGAGCTATCCAAGTTGAACACTTTTGAGGAACGATATCGATATTTAAAACTTAACGGAGCCGTTGGCGAAGAGACATTTGGATTTGATAGATTCATAAATCAGAACTTTTATAAGTCATCAGAATGGAAAGCGGTTCGGGATTTTGTAATCGTAAGGGATAATGGTTGTGATCTTGGTCTCGACGATTATGAGATTCGAGGAAAGATTTATATCCATCATATGAATCCTATTCTACCAAGGGACATCGTTAATCAAAGTGAATTTTTGTTAGACCCAGAATACTTAATCTCTACTACACACTCAACCCACAATGCAATACACTATGGCGATGAAAACTTATTAATCAAAGCGCCGATTGAAAGAAGTAAAAATGACACTTGCCCTTGGAGACAAAAATAAAAGGAGGAAGCGATAAATGTACCAGAATGACACAGTTAACGATACGTATGTATCCGAAACTCACGATGAGTCAGAAGAGATTAAAATCGGTCTCGTGTCGAATTGTAAGAAACTTAATGTTCGTGAAAAACCAACCGTTGAAGCCCCAGTCGTATGCGAGATTGTTTGTCGGACAGAGCTCATGATTGACGAAAAAGAATCAACCGAAAAATTCTATAAAGTTTGCACAGCTGAAGGAGGATTACTATGGAGAGTATACTGACATCAATTAAAAAGTTGCTCGGAATTGCGGAAGAGTATACACACTTCGATGCGGATTTAATCATGCACATCAATTCTGTGCTTTCAATTTTAACTCAGATCGGTGTCGGTCCCGCCGAAGGCTTTTCGATCAAAGACAAATCATCTGTGTGGGGGGACTTTGTTCCAGATAATGCAAAATTGGAATTAATAAAGTCTTATACATACATGAAGGTAAAACTTCTTTTCGATCCTCCCCTTATCTCTGCCGTGATCGAGTCTACAAACCGAATTATATCAGAGCTTGAATGGAGAATTCAAGTTGCGGCGGATCCTGTAAAAACAATTGAAGAGGAGGGAATGTGAAATGGGTAACGATTATCTAAACCACTACGATTATCTTAAACACCACGGTGTCTTAGGAATGAAATGGGGCGTTCGTCGTTACCAGAACAAAGACGGTACGAGAACTGCATTAGGTAAAAAAAGACAAAGCCATGATAGAGTTCTCGGACCAGAATCCGCCCTTAAATCTAAAATAAGAGAGACTAGGTATAGTATTGGTAACAGGTTAAATCCCAGAGAATATAAGTACACCATAAAGAGAGCATTCACAAAGGAAAATCAAACCGATAAAAACATTGCACATATGATAGAAGAACAAACTAGGAAAACTGGTGTTTTAACCTTGGACCCAAAATTAATTTCTATAATTGATAAAACAGGTATAGCATCTCATAAAAATGCAGTGTATGAAAATCTTAATAAAACAGACATAGATCGTATGAAAAAATACACATCTGCTGCTATATTTTCTAGAACTATAAATACTTATCTTGCTACGGGAGAACCATCCCATGTGGCCGATGAAGCCCAGAAACTCAAAGATAGTATAAGTAAAAATAGGGTTAACAATCTGACGGTATACCGATCTACAAACTTAAAATTTTCAACAGAAGGTCTTAGTAAAAAACTAGACCAAATGGGAGAATCAGAACTGTCTAAAACTTTCGATTCGTTCGATAAAAATTTTAAAGGTAAAAGTTTTTCCGAGAACAGAATATATTCTACGTCTACATCACCAACGTTTGCGATAGACACGTGGCGTAAAATAAATCCGAACGCAGCCAAAACTTATAATTCGTATATGGTAATAAATTGTAAAAATACACCTGGAATTTTAGCAGATGGACGTACGTCAAACGGAGGTAAGATAGTCAATACACGAGCTAACCAAGAGGCTATATTAGCTCCTACTAAAATGACATACACCAAGCTGGCGTGGGACGCAGAACGAGAAATGTTCGCTATTCATATGGATGCTGGATAAAGGAAGGAGGAGGTAATCATGTCTGATTATGAAGAGTTTGTAAAAAGAATGGGCTCATTTGATATGGAGCTTTCGCTAGATGACGTAGGCCCAAACAAAGATGAAGTTAAACACTTCGGCATTCTCGGAATGAAATGGGGTGTTCGAAGAACTCCTGCACAGCTCGCGAGAGCTAGAGGACATTCTACGACCGATGAGTCGCATGAAGATTACGAGAAGGCCCACACATCAAAGAGTATTAAATCTATGAGTGACGCCGAGCTTCGTAATCGACTAAATCGTATCCAGATGGAACGGCAGTATTCTCAATTATCTGAAAGCAACATTAACAAAGGTAAAGAGTATGCGCAAAATATTATTAAAGCTGGAACAACCGTTGCGGTTGTTACTAGTACTGCTCTTACTATTTATAATAATGTTGGTAAAATCAAGGCCATTCTTGAAAAAAAAGGATAAGGAGAATTGAGTATGGCATTATCAAACACTGCCGTTCCAAAATATTACGGCATGTTTAGAGATGCCGTTATCCGAGGGGAGATTCCTGTATGTAAAGAAATCTCTATGGAGATGAATCGTATCGATGATCTCATTGCCAACCCCGGGGTTTACTATGATGACCAAGCAGTCGAAGGTTGGATTAATTATTGCGAGTGCGAATTAACCTTAACCGATGGCGGAGACTTACACTTGTTAGATAGTTTTAAGTTATGGGGCGAACAAGTTTTTGGTTGGTACTATTTCGTTGAAAGAAGCGTTTACGAACCAAATCCAGATGGATACGGTGGACGCTACGTAAAGAAGACTATTAAGAAACGCCTAATTAATAAACAATATCTTATCGTTGGAAGAGGAGCTGCTAAATCTCTGTACGATTCCTGCATCCAATCGTATTTCCAAAATGTAGATACTACGACAACCCATCAAATCACAACTGCCCCAACAATGAAGCAAGCTGAAGAAGTGATGTCCCCTATTCGTACAGCTATAACTCGATCAAGAGGTCCTCTGTTTAAATTTCTAACAGAAGGCTCATTACAAAATACCACTGGAGCTAAAGCTAAACGAATGAAGTTAACCCCCACAAAGAAAGGTATTGAAAATTTCCTTACCGGTTCTTTGATAGAAATACGACCGATGTCTATTCCCAAACTTCAAGGTCTCCGACCAAAAGTAGCCACTATTGATGAATGGCTTTCAGGGGACATTCGAGAAGACGTTGTCGGTGCAATCGAGCAGGGTGCTTCTAAAGTTGATGATTATCTAATCATTGCGACTAGTTCAGAGGGTACGGTTCGTAATGGTAGCGGAGACACAATCAAAATGGAGTTGATGGACATTCTCAAAGGAGACTACATCAATCCACATGTTTCAATTTGGTGGTATAAACTTGATTCAATCGATGAGGTTTCAAACCCGGAGATGTGGTTAAAAGCTAATCCTAATCTTGGTAAAACAGTCACCTATGAAACATATCAGTTGGATGTTGAAAGAGCAGAAAAAGCTCCGGCAGCTAGAAACGATATTTTAGCAAAACGTTTTGGCATTCCCATGGAGGGTTATACTTACTACTTCACTTATGAAGAAACCCTTCCTCATAGAAAGAGGGACTTCTGGCAAATGCCTTGTGCGTTGGGTGTTGACCTCTCCCAAGGAGACGACTTTTGTGCATTTACATTTCTGTTTCCTTTATCTAATGGTTGCTTCGGTATCAAAACTCGAAATTATATATCTTCACTAACGCTAATGAAACTCCCTGCTGCCATGAGAATCAAATACGATCATTTCATGAAAGAAGGAAGTTTAATTGTCCTTGAGGGAACTGTTTTAGACATGATGGAAGTTTATGAAGACTTGGATAATCACATAAACGAATGTGGATATGATGTTAGATGTTTTGGTTTCGACCCATATAACGCAAAGGAATTTGTAGAGCGTTGGGAATCTGAAAACGGTCCATTTGGAATCGAAAAAGTTATACAGGGTGTAAAAACGGAGTCCGTTCCTCTAGGAGAGTTAAAGAAACTTTCTGAGGAGCGGATGCTTTTATTTGACGAAGAACTTATGACTTTTGCTATGGGTAACTGTATAACTCTTGAGGATACGAATGGTAATAGAAAATTACTTAAGAAACGATATGAGCAGAAGATCGACGCTGTGGCCGCTATGATGGATGCCTATATCGCTTATAAAGCTAATAAAGATGCTTTTGAGTAAAGGTGGTGATTCAAAATGGAGGTGACTTTTGGTTCCAGACTAAAACATGCTTGGAATGCGTTTCTCAACAAAGACCCCACGAGTTTCTATAGAGATATTGGGATTAGTCATTCTTATAGACCAGACAGACCGAGACTTACGCGTGGAAATGAGCGTTCTATAGTAACTTCTGTATATAACCGCATTGCTTTAGATGCAGCGGCTATCAACATCCAACATATTCGATTAGATGAAAATAATCGTTTCCTATCAGTCATCGAATCGGGATTGAACGGCTGCCTCACCGTCGAAGCCAACATTGACCAGACTGGTAGATCCTTTATACAGGACGCAGTTATGTCAATGCTTGACGAAGGATGTGTGGCTATCGTTCCAGTCGACACAACCTTTAATCCCGAAATTACTGGTTCCTATGATATTAATTCGATGCGAACTGGTAAAATTTTGGATTGGTATCCAAATCACGTTAGGGTTCGAGTATACAACGAAAAAACCGGCCTTAAAGAAGATATTGAACTTCCTAAAAAAACGATTGCTATCGTTGAAAATCCTTTGTATGCAGTTATTAACGAACCCAATTCGACCATGCAAAGACTTGTTCGAAAACTTAATTTATTGGATGTGGTCGACGAACAAAGCAGCTCTGGCAAATTGGATTTAATTATTCAACTGCCATATGTAATTAAAACAGAAGCAAGACGTCAACAAGCCGAAAAACGGCGTAAAGATATAGAGGATCAATTAGCTGGTTCTAAATATGGTATTGCCTATACCGATGGTACTGAGCATATTACACAACTGAATCGTGCTGTCGAAAACAATCTAATGAAGCAGATTGAATATCTAACGAGTATGCTATACAGCCAGTTAGGAATCACTCAGAGTATATTAGATGGTACTGCTGACGAAAAAACAATGCTCAATTATTACAACCGGACGATCGAACCTATTCTTTCGGCTATTGTTGATGAAATGAAACGAAAGTTTTTAACCAAAACCGCTCGGTCACAATTGCAGTCGATTTCATTCTTCAGAGATCCGTTTAAGCTTGTTCCGGTTAACGAAATTTCTGAAATTGCCGACAAGTTTACTCGAAACGAGATAATGACGTCAAATGAAATTAGACAGATCATTGGAATGAAGCCGTCGGATGACCCGAAAGCAGACGAACTCAGAAATAAAAACTTGAGCGCGCCCAAAGGTGAATCAACTGACCCATCAAACGATGTGACTGAAGAAAAGATCGAGAAAGCAATTAAAAAATAAAGGGAGGTTAATAATATGAGAAACGAAGTTTATGCTAGTTATCACGAAAAATTTGTTAAAAATACAATTATATACGCGTCATTAGATACTAATTTATTGTATTTTTCAAAAGACATGACCCCTAAAGATTTAGTGTCTAAAAAGGAACTTAAAAACCTATTCGAAAAAGGCTTGATAATCGACGATGGCCGCAATCTTTACAAACCGGTCAAACTATCAAAAAATCCAGCGACAAACGAATACAACGTTGTTGTTTATGATGAAACTGAGGCTTATGTCTTTTCTTCAGAAGATGGCGAAATAGTTCCATTGTCTCCAACTTATAATGCAGTTACAAGAGTTATAACTATACCAGATCAAGACGGAGTGTTGTATTTTAAGGGTTCTTCAGAGACCGCTCTGGTTCCCGGCGTCCAAACAGCATTAGCAATTGGGGTCGAAAGTGTTACTATTACGGCTAAACCGGATGAAGGTTATATATTTGATCCAGAATCCGTATTAGTGTGGGAAATCGACACAAGAATAGAAGTAACACCTGCTGCGGCTACTTTTAACGATACAACTGGAGTTATAACAATTCCTTCGGAAACCGGTTGCATTTATAAAATAGGAGACACCGCATTAGTAGCC